ATCAGGCTGCGATTGCCATTGCTGGCGCTGCGTTTGTGTTTGCAGTTATAAAGTTTAACCTATTACGCTGTTACCCGGTTAACTCCACTTCACTTTCACACCTGTCGATCCTATTTCTGCCCCATAAAAAACACACTTGTCTAAATGTGCTTATGGTGGAGCAGTGCGGTACCGCCCCGCAGTCCAGTATGTGTCCACGTTGCTTCAACGCTAACAGTTTATTTATAACATAATAATTAGTTGTTGTCAAGTACTGAATCTTTGTACATGATACACGGTTCAATTTCTTTTTTATAATAAACTATTATTGTACCGTTCTCATGTTTTACCATGTTTGCTATACCACGCTCACGGGCTTTACCAAAACATTTATTTAAACTTTGTCCTGGAAATCTATATCTTGGATTTTCTTTTAAAAACTCTCTCAAATCATCAATCTTTTTTTGATTAATTTCTATTCTATAACGAGATACGCAAGCAGAAAATGCGTTCCAATCATTAACATATTTGTTTTCAGGTTCACCGATTTCAACTCTGCAATCTTGGTAAACACTTTGAGGAATGGCGTTACTTACGCCATTCACATTTAGTATAATTTGTGGTTCTTTAACTCTATCACCGAAGATAGAGAAACCTATTAGTAATATTATAAGTAGAATAGCACGTTTCATACTATTATTTATTTTTAGATTGCTTCTCCGCAATGGGGACAACATTGTGTTCCCATTTCTTCTCTATATTCTTTAAGAAGTTTACGCAATCTTTTAGCTTCTCTACTAGTGTCTTTTAAAAAGTCTTTATTGCGTTCAGCTTTAGGCTTTTCGTATTCTTTTTCAATCTTCTTCAAAAGTTTCTTAAACTTTTCTTCAAATACTGGTATAAAACCTGTGTTCATTGCCATTTGATTCTCCATGAAAAATACCCCTATACTGTAGCATAGGAGTATTTAAATGTCAATAAAATATTATCATTGTAATGTAACAGCTATGTAAAAATTACATGAATTTATTGTGACATTTTAACGTATTACCACTTGGTATCTAGTGTTCTTTTATAAGTTTTTTCACTGCGAATCGCATCTATAATTTTTGTTATCTTTGGTATGTGTGGAGATTTAGGAACATACTTATTTTTACATTTAAATTGTTCAACATATTCTCTTTGTTTTGCAGCTTCTTTACCCAATAAAGTTTCTACATAAGTCCAGTCCTCTTCTGTGAGAGTTTCAATCTTCTTGCTTGCCATTTTTTTCAGCCCATGCCTTTTCAAATTGTTCTTCATAAAGATATAATGGTGCGCCTGCGCAGCCATCATACCAAAGTCTTTTAAAATAGCCATCAGCACTTGCCAACGCTGTTTTTTCTGTGCAATCCAAATGTCCCTTTACCATAAAGAAATATCTGTATGCTTCTTTAATTTCATCAGGTGTTGCTTTTTTCATAACTATATTTACAGAATTAATAAGTTGTGAACGCTAACTTTTCTTTTTTCTGGTTGATTTTTTTACAGAATTTTCATGCCAATTTGATCTTTCTATGAGAGGATCAACGGCTACTTTAGTTTGACTATCGTTCCATTTAAATTGCTTTTTTACATCAGCATACAGTTTTTCTCTATCTGTATGCGCATCAAGTAAATTTAAAATAATCTTGTCAATCTGTATCCAGTTCATTCTGCCTTCCAGATAGTCCAAGCACCATACGCAATCATACCATATGCGATAAGATTTACTGGTGCTACAATCATTGCGATACCTGACGCTACTAGAACGATACCGTCCCAAGTTGTTCTTTCTGTCATTCTTTTAGTAAACCAATTCATTTCTTTTCTCCTTCAAATTTACTATAAAATAATACTTCGTCTGGACATTCGTTATGTTCTACTTGTATTGTAGTATGACCAATGCCATAATTTTCTATTAATAACTTTTTAGTATTGTAGATTGTTTTATCACAATCTCCTTCATCAAGTATCTGAATATGCATTGTAGCAGCTACCTGACCACTAGCGAGTTCCCAGATATGAATATGATGTACGTTATTTACATCATCGATGTTTTTCATTATATCATTAGTTATTTCAACTATATCTATGTTATCAGGTTTACCTGTCATTAATATTCTAACACAGTCTTTTAATAATTCCCAACCACTTTTTAATATTAATGCTGCTAGTAGCACACTTATAATAGCATCAATATAATACCAATCTGTAAAATATATTACTACGCTGCCAATAATAGCTCCTATACTTCCTAATATATCAAGTAATATATGAAGTATAACTCCACGCATGTTTATATTTTCACCATCATGGTGATGATGTACAACTTTAAACAGCACTAGATTCACAATCAATCCAATAATAGCAATAGGAAGCATTGTTATAGGGTCAACAACTTCTACATTGATTAACCTTTGAATGGATTCATATATGATATAATAAAATAATCCAAACCACATAAGAGCATTTAAAAATGCTGCTAATACTTCCGCTCTCATATAACCATATGAGTATGTATCGGTAGGTAATTTCCTACCTATCCAAAAACCAAATACTGCTATCAACATAGCAATAGCATCTGTTAATAGATGGAATGCATCACTTAATAGGGCAAGCGAATTACTGATGTATGCTCCTGCTAATTCCACAACAACAAATGTCAAAAGAATTGCAATAGCAACCTTCATGGCAAATTCTTCTTTGCCTTTTTTTCTACTGTGATAATATTGATGTCTCATTGATTATATTTTTTTGTATATAAACTTCTTATACCTTCTTCTATATTTATAGTAGGTTTCCAATTAAGAAGTTTTTTAATTTTATCTATGTCTGCTAATGTTTCGGGTGCGTAACCTTTTGGTTTGTCTTCATAAACGATTTCAAGTTCTGGGAAAAACTCTTTTAAAATATCTATAACTTCATTTACTGAAATATTAGACCCTGTGCCAACGTTGAAAACTTCACTCTTTACTTTACTTTCCATGCTTGCTATACACGCTGCTGCTACATCACTTACATGAATATAATCACGCTTAAATGTACCGTCTCCATGAACTGTAAGTGGTTTACCCTCTGATGCTAAACGATAAAATTTAGAAATCATAAGTCCCTTGTTATCATCGTCTGGTTGTTCGTCCCCGTATACTGTAAAGAAACGTAATATATTATAATTTAAATTAAACATATTTTTATATTGTTTACACAAATGTTCACCAAACAATTTAGTCATGGCATAATAATTTAGTGGGTCTGGTTTATGAAAAGGTTTATGCGGCGTTGGATTGTTACCATATATACTTGAACTACTACCGTATATAAACTTTCTTACTCCTACAGCACTTGCTGCTGTAAGAATATTCTTTGTTCCTGTTACATTGTCATCAAAATAGTCATCGGGATTAATAAAACTCTCTGGTATACGAGGCTTTGCTGCTAGATGAATTACATAGTCTTGTCCAGCACATGCTACCACACATTTAGCTGCGTTCTGTATATCACCTTGTATATACTTCACATTAGTAAAATCATCTGGTTTTTGTACTCTATCTAAAACAGTAACACTATATCCTTTTAAAGATAGTTGTTTTACTACTTCACGTCCAACAAAACCAGAACCACCAGTTACAAGAACTTTACCTTTTAAAAGCATTTTGGTCTTTCTTAAATTAGTTTTGGAATATCAGGATCTGTAAAATCATCTGGCATTCCAATATCATCGTCTTCAAATAAAAATCTTTCACGTACTTCTGCTAGATATTCCCTAGCAGACTTGTCCATCATATTTAGTCTATTTTCATTTATGATCATTGTTTGAAAATTTAACCATTCACTCCACGCCTGCGCTGAAATGTTTTCTAAAATTCTCACACCTTCTGTACCTGGAAATGGTTGTTTATCTAAAGCTGGCATATTTGATTTATATCGTTGACAAAAAACTTCTGACATTATTATCTCCTATAAAACAATATAACATATTTAACAAAATATTACAAGCACTTTTTGCTATGCCAAGAGATATGACCCTATCACATACCGAGATTGATTAGACTCGAACGCCAAATGGTGCTATAACACTATAAATAATTGTACACATATACACATAAGGAAAACAAAAATGAAAACAATATACTTATATACAGTAGCTTTTTTCAAAAATGTTTCAAATACTTTAGACTATAATAGAAAAGTAAAAGAAACAATCAAAGAATTAAGCAAACTATCAAATAGAGAACTTAACGATATCGGTATCGCACGTGGTGATATCTATTATATTGCACACACTTCTTACAAAAAACCAGCAAAAGTTAAAGTTGAAAATAAAACTTTTGTATTTGAAAACGATAACTTAAAAGGATGGGTATAATGACTACATTAGTAATGAACACAATCGTAAATCCGTTTCGTGGGTTTGGTAAATCACTTTGGACATTCTGCGAAATAGTAGGATACGCAAGAGCTGCATCAGAATTAGCACGCCAAGGTCTATATGAAGAATCAAAAGCATGTATGTTGCAAGTACAGTCGTTGCGTAATGGGAAGTAAGAAAGCTATAATTTAACCTTGATAGCCTTCTTTGCGTTTACATTCGTATACGTCTATATTAGTATCTAAGTAACTACTGTATAGCTTAACGTCATATCCCCATAATTTTTGAACATGTATTAATACTTGTTCAGCATTCTTTTTGTCTAACCTCTTACCATTAAACGAGTAATGGGTCAAAGTAAGTTCACGGCTTTCTGTGATATCCGCTTCTGTTACTTGAATATCAGGAATCATTGCCGCTGTCACGTATTGTTGCGATAGTGCCTTACGCACACGCTTATATCCACGTTCATTATGAATACTGGTTACTTGATAATTGTCATTCTTTTCTTCATCATGTAGAACAAATAGTTTCCAATCACGAATAACTTTAGGTCCTAAAAACTGTAGAATAGCAGACTCGTCACGGTAGTTCGCAACGATATCTTTAATCACATCACGCCAGTTTTGACCTACTATATCTGGAAACCACTCTTCGTCTTCTTTATCTGGTTCTTCACATATACGCTGTACATCTTTAAGGATAGCAAAGCCCAGTGCGTATGGATTGAACCCTGAATAGTGTTGTGAATTGAAATTCGGTTGATATAACACAGCACTATGAAGTTGAAAAAACTCTAACATTGCACCATCATCTACTTTACCCTGATTATATAATTCATTAAAAATATAGTGATGTGTAAATGAAGCAAAACCTTCGTTCATAACTTTTGTTTGATATTGTGGATAGAAATACTGCGCAATACGTCTTACGATACGACATATTTCACGTTGCCATGGTTGTAATACTGGAGAATGCTTTTCTAAGAAGTATAACAAGTTTTCTTCTGGTTCTGAAGGCCATATGTATTTTTTATCTTCTCCATCTGTCTTTGTTTTCGGTAATGTTTTCCAAAGTTCATTAACTTGTGATTGCAAATATTCACTTCTGGCACGTTGTTTTTCTGCTTCACGTTTAGCATTCAACTTTGGCGGACGTTTATATTTGTTGATGCTCTGATACTGAATAGCATGACACGCATCAAGGGTCTCTTCTACAATCTCAACGCCGTATCTTTCTTCACAGCTTCTTATGTAATTTTTAGCGAATAGCAAATAATCTACAATAGCGTCAGGAGATGTCCATTGCTTAAACAAATAATTATTTTTAAAGAAGTGATTATGACCAAACGCAGCATGTGCTATAACTAATGCTTGTGTAGTCATAGAATTTTCTTCCATAAGATAGTTAATGCATGGATTACTATTAATAACAAGTTCATAAGCAAGTCCCATACGTCCAGCTGTATATTGATGCATGTTACTAATAAAACTTTTACCAAAGCTCCAATGGTTATACATTAGTGGCATACCAACAGAACTGTATGCGTCTAACATTTGTTCTACTGTGATGATTTCAATTTGATTAGGGAAACAATCAAGCCCCATGTCATTGACTGCGATTTCTTCACACGCATCCATTACAGAATACAGTTTGTCAAAATCCCAATGGGAGCCTGTATAGAGTAATTTACTCATTGTTCTTCCCTCTTTTTAAATATTTCCCTGAACACTGGATATACATCATTACGATTTACTAATTGTTTAGCTATTAAATTATTATTATCTTTTTCTAATTCTTCATATTCTGAAATAAGATTACCTACTGCGGTATAGTATCCACCCATCCCAACACCTCGAGGTTCACCAACTTGGATATATGAAAAGAATTGTGTGACTGGTAATATATGTTTTCTAAGAATATCTTTAAGAACTGTATTATCGCTAGACCAATTATCGCCGTCACTTGCTTGTGCGAAGTATATATTCCATTCGCTAGGAGAATATCTTTCATTAATTATTTCTTTTGCTAATTCAAACGCACTACTAACAATAGTACCACCATTATCTTTACCAGAGAAAAATTCTTCTTCGTCTACTTCGTTTGCTTTTGTATGGTGTCTAATGAATACACACTTTACTGTTTTGTACTTACGGGATACAAACAAATTAAGAAGCATAAAGAAACGCTTTGCTAAGTCTTTATGAAACTCTGTCATACTAGCAGAGACATCCATTACAAAGAATATAACAGCCTGTGAACTAGGTTTAGGTATTTTAGTAAAGTTATTGTATCTTAAATCTACAGGATCAATAAAAGAAATTGCTCTTGCTCTAATTCTTAATACACGTATTTCTTCTTCTAGTTCAAGCCTACGTTTTTCATTTTTACAGTTTTCTAATTCTTCTTCAAGTTCACGTATCTTTTTCAGTTTAGGCTTTTGTAATGCAATACGTCTACCTATACTATTTACCATTGATTTTTCTAGATTGAGTTGAGCAGGGTTACCTTCATTTGTATACCCAGAACGTGCTATTTCCCATTTCTTTACTACACGATTTTCTTTTGGTATCATGTGTGGCAGTTCTAAATCTTCAAACAAAATGTTTACAAATTCATCGTTGCTTAACGCAAAAGAAAAATCATCTTCTCCTTCACCATCAGGAGAACCTTCGTGTCCGACTCCACCACCACCGCCTTTTGGTTTTTCAAGTAGATCACCTTCAGTATATTCTTCATTTCCTGGAAGTACAATATCACGTGAACCACTCTGAGGATCATGTCCAAACTGTGGTTCATTTATACCTTTACGTTGTATCGTAACGCCATGTTCATCGCCTGATCCTGATATTTTTCTTTTACCAAGACTATCGTATACACTTTTGCGTATTTGTTCTTTGTTTCTTTTCAGAAACTTTTGACGATTGTTTGAACTTTTACCGCCTGGATTTTTGCGTCTATCAATAATAGTATTGTTAGGCATGTTATCGTCCTCTAGTTAGACTTCTGGACACGCATATACCATTCTACTAATCGTTTCACTTGACGTTCTGTGTAACCCTTTTCAGTCATACGTGATACGAAATCATCATGCTTCTGCTGGTCGTCTTTTGACTTCTTACTACCGAATGAGATTACTGGTAGTAGTTCTTCTGTGCCAGCGAACATCTTATGTTCGATAACTTCTTTCATTTTTTCGTATGCCGTCCAAGGAGGGTTGTTGCCTTCGTGCTTCGCTCTTGCTCTTAGAACCCAATTGACTACTTCGTTACGGAAGTCTTTAGGATTTGCGATACTTGCTGGCTTTTCAATCTTTTCTAGTTCTTCATTTAGAATATCTCTATCAAATAAATTTCCAGTGTCTGGGTCTTTGAAGTCAATTTTCTGTATCCAATGATCCGCATATTCTATATATCTATCAAATAAATTTTGTCCGTATTCTGAATAGCTTTCTAGGTATGCTTTTTGAATTTCATTACCTACTTGTTCTGCATACTTTACTGCTAGATGATCCTTAATAAATCCAAGTAGCTTTTGTTCATGTTCTTCTGGGAACTGTTCACGTTTGATAGCTGTTTCTAGCACATACATCAAATGCACTGGATCAGCAGCAACTTCATTTGGATCAAAGTTAAATGTTTGTGACAAAATCTTAAATGCGAAACGTGTTGACATACCTGACATGCCTTCATCTACGCCGGCACTGTCTTTATATTCTTGCATTGACTTTGCTTTTGGATCTACATCATGTAGATTTTCACCATCGTAGATACGCATCTTTGCTGCTAGTGTTGAATTTTCATGCTCTTTCAAACGTGACAGAATTGAAAACTGTGCTAACATATCAAGTGTATGTGCTGCACATTTACTATCATCGAGACCTGATGATTTAAGCATCTTGTCATAGATTGCTGTTTCTTCTGATACACGTAGACAGTAAGGGACTTTAACGATGTAAACACGATCCAAGAACGCTTCGTTGTTCTTGTTGTTTCTGAATGCTTCCCATTCGCTTTCGTTGGAGTGTGCAACTACTACGCCGTTAAATGGGATTGCTGAGATGCCCTCAGTGCCCATATAGTTACCTTCTTGTGTCGCTGTTAGCAGTGGGTGTAGAACTTTGATAGGAGCTTTAAACATCTCCACGAATTCCATCATACCCTGGTTACCACGACATAGACCGCCACTAAACGCATATGAGTCTGGGTCATTCTGTGAGAAGTATTCTAGTTTACGAATATCTGTCTTACCAACTAGTGACGAAATATCTTGGTTGTTATCATCGCCAGGTTCTGTCTTCATAATACCGATTTGTTTTAGTTTTGAAGGATACATTTTTACAACAGAAAACTTACTAAGGTCTCCTTCAAATTCTTCTAATCTTTTAACTGCCCATGGAGAAAGTAGACCAGACAAGTAACGAGAAGGTACACCATATTTTTCTTCAAAGTCACTTCCGAAATCTTGTGGATTAAATAATCCAAGTGGTGTTTCAAACACTGGAGATATTTCATCACCTGCTTTTAGAACATAAATAGGATGCTTTTCCATAAGTTCTTTTAGTCGCTCTGCTAGTGATGATTTACCTCCACCTACTGGTCCTAATAGATAAAGAACTTGTTTCTTTTCCTCTAGTCCCTGTGATGAATGTCTGAAGTATGCTACTAATCTTTCAATTGCTTCTTCCATACCATAGAAATCCTTGAAAGCAGGATATACTTTAATTGTTCTGTTTAGAAAAATTCTACTAAGTCTAGGATCTGAACTTGTATCTACAACTTCCGGCTCACCGATTGCATCTAGCATTCTTTCTGCAGCGGTTGCGTATGCTAATTTATCTTCTTTACAAAGATCAAGATAGTCTGTCAGTGACATTTCATCTTCTTTTTTACTAGCATAAATTTTGTTAAACTTTTTTAAAACACTCATTTTGCTCTAGTTCTCCGTCGTTTTTTATATACTATTACTTATCATTTTTCTACGAATATGTTTTTAACATTTCCTTTAAATATATAGTGGCCCACGTGATCTAAGTTAACTAGTGGATCTAACCATACCTCACCGCCCAATGCCTGCCAGCGGCGACAGAACGCATAATCTTCTGACAAAAATCTTTTTGTTTCAGGCTCATGCATTGTATCGAAAAAGAGATAAGTCCATTTTTCAAATTCTGGATCTAAATGTAAATCATTATTGAAGTATAACTCAGGATATGATTCAATCATTTTTTCAATTACTGAACGTTTTATCAGCATAAATCCAGTTGCTGCGTCTTTTAACTCTACTAATCCATTTGTAAACTGTACACCTTTATCTGTTTCATTATCTATAAATTTGAAATTTAAAGCATAGTTTGCACCGTGCGATGCTAACATGTCAGTATCAACTTCTGGATCGTTTGTTATTGTTTTTTTGATATGTTTCCAACCTATATCTTTTTTAGGATATGCACCCACGATAATATCTTTATCATGTTGTAACATATGTAAAATATCTAAAGCATCAAAATTAATATCTGCGTCAATAAACATTAAATGCGTTGCGTTTGGATTTGCCATCATATAAGCAACCATGTGACAGCGGGCCCTTGATACAAGAGACTCGTTTGCTGATGTTGTTACTGAATATGGGATTTGATACTTTGTGAACATCATATGCGCTCTACTCCAAGAGCGAAAAAATGGTTCAGTTATTTGTCCACCGTAGCATGGTGTACAATAATGTACATGCGTATTTTTAATAAATTCTAAATCAATTTCTTTTCTAAATTGTTTTAGATTTTCTATTATCTGTTGGCTCAATCTTACTTCCACTTCAATGTGTTTATACTACTAGATAATAATAGGATCTGGTCCCAAAGTCAAGACTTTTCCTCTTCTTTATCATCTTTTTTATTAACGTCTGAAGTTTTCGCTTGTCCCCAATTTGGATTTGCTAACCAAGATTTAGCTGCACGGGATGATGGGGGTGTAACCAAAAATTTGTCAATTGACTTTTCAACATTTTTGAAATTTTCAGCACGTTCAGGATCTTCTAAGCCGCCACTGTTATCTATAACGTGGAAGTTAGCTGCGCCAAATATTTGTTGAAATTTCATAAGATTATCTTGTACGGTACGCCACATCTTAGTAACCATTTCAGAAGGTATACTTCTAGGGCGCTGTAAATTTCTATCTTGTGCTACTTCTTCGCTTGTGTTTACAAATAGCATCATTGTATCATAACCTAGTGCTTTTAGTTTTTCATTAGCTTTTGATACTTTAGCAACATCTTTGCCAGTGCCGTCAATGATCATTCCAAGTCTACCATCAATATAAACATGCTCTTTACCTTTTGTTAACTCTTTAGCACGATTACGTGTAGCTTGTCCAGCATCACTACCAATGGTTTCTGGATCTAATGGCATATCTTGTTTTTTCATAAGATATTCAAATATATCATCGCTGTTTACAGTTTTAAGTCCTGTACCAGATAATAGTTTAGATGCGACAAATGATTTTCCACTTCCAGGTCCGCCTGCCATAAATACTGCTTTGAAAATATGAGGATCGTTTGGACCCTCTTCCAGTGGACTTATAATATCATTGACTTTCATGGTAAAACTCCAATTAATTTATAGTATTTATCATTCGCCGTTATAAATGGCTTGTGCTTTAATTGAGTTCCAAGACCTAATCTCATTATCTACTTTTAGTCTTAAAGATTTTAATATCTTATCTTGTTTTGGATATATATCATCTCTGTATAAAACTTTTAATTCTTGTTCTTTAGCACTATCCAAATCCCCACCAGGTGTAGTATATCTCATTTCTTCTACACGATTACGTAATGATCTAGCTTCACGCTCTAGGTTCATAAGATTTTCTTCAATAATTCTGGATTGTCTTTTTTGACTTTCATCACGGAATTTTGCTTGATCCAAATATCTTTGTATCTCTTTATATGTAACTTGTGCGTCTGAACGTATTTCCATCATTCTTGGGAATATTTCATTTCTCCACGATTTAACTGCTCCTGAATTTACAGTAATTGGAATTAACTGCCTATCTTTGTTATCAAAAGATGGTATACTTAAATCAGTATCTATAATTTTTGCTAAACGTGTCGCTGATGAAATAGCAGGATTCATTGCGTCATTTAGCGATGCTGCTAAATCGCTTAACGCATTTTGATTTAGTGAACCTCTATCAAGACCACTTAAAGTATCAATGCTAGGAGGTGATTCCAACTCTGGAACTTCTAATCTACTAGGCAAATCTTGTCTCAATCTTTCAATAATAGAATTATTAGCTGATACAGAGTTACTTCCAGTTACTGGCTTTTCTACTATTTTTGTCTGTCCATCTGAACCGATAACTGTTTCAAAGTTAGATGTAAATATACCAGACAGATCATCAAACAAGTCAAATAGATAAGCATTTATAGGTTGATATATACCTGCTAGTGAACTAAACGGTGACTGTGGGACACCAGAACTTTTACTTGCTTTATCTTTTGCTTCTGCCATGCGCATATTCACAGCATTTTTATTTGCTCTTGGATCTGTTTCTGTTGGTATTACAAATCTAGGTGTAGGTACTGCTAACGGCGCATTAAGTAAATTCGCCGCTGATTTTAGTTCATCTGAGCCAGTGTTCAATAGTACTGCTAATTTACAAGGATCTAACATAGCACCAGCCATTGCGATTGATTTTAGCTTACTAGTAATTTGATCCATCATATTAGAAAGACCTGCGATTTCTCCAGCAATCTGGTTAGTTATACTTGATATAGCATTAAGAGCACCTGATGCTAAACCGCCTAATGTACCTAGTGTTGCTCCTAGACCACCTAATGCGCTATTAACAATACTAGACAAACCACTAATAATGTTACTAATGTTATCTGATATACCACCAACTAAACCATTGATTATACCCGATAAACCATTTTTTACTGTATCAAAGAAACCTAAAATCCCGGTGCCTTCCAGTATATTCATAATAGAATTCCCAGCATTATTAAGAAGATCAAATGCACCATCAAATGCACCTGACATAATGCCCATTAGTTCATTGAAAAGAGAACAACTAGTATCACGCTCCCCGAACTGTGCGTTTAAACCTGCTAGTGTGTCTGCGTCTTCTAATGTTTGTGGCAAATCTAGTATTTGATTTTCAGTATGGGATTTTAAACTATTAAACATATCAATAGCAAGACCGCCAATTATGGCACCTTTTAAAATATCATCAAATTTAACACCTGTATTACTAAGAACTGCTGCTAAAATTGTACTTTTTGTTAGACTGCTTCCGCCTAAATTTGTATCTGACAATAAATTGAATACAATATTAGTATCACTAAGAGCAGACACTCCTGGGTGAGCAGAATATGTTGTATAGTTAGCAATCCCGTTAGAAGCAACTGATAGGTATGGATTACTGAAATTATTTGATGCTATCTCACTTGAAATTATACCTAGAGCTTTTTGTCTATTAAATTGCTCTTCAGTTGCATTTAAGTCAGCTAACGTAGATGGGTCTAGACCAATATTATTCGATTGATCATAATATGATACTGGAGTGTTTACTGCTTCGCCTAAACTTTCAAGTATCGCAGAGTCAGACGTAGGAGTGTTGGTTGATGTTAAAGCACCACCTCCTTTTCTTATAAACTCCTGGTATAGTCTTTCAAACTCTGCTTCGCTCATCTTTTTATCCGTTAGCTATTACGTTACTCGATCCACTTGCTACACGAATGCCGCAACTAAATGAATCGTTTATTCTTCCTAATGGTCGACCATTTACATACACGTTCGGTGAACCCGCTGCCAATGGTGTTGTGTGTGGTATACAAATGATACCGGTTGGTGTAGAATGCGGCACACCGTGTGGTGTATCTCTGTCACCTTTTCTAAAAGCCAACTTACCATTAATAATCACATTTTCAGAACCAATAGAACATTGTCCAGGTCCGCAGGGACTGTGTGCTGTAGTTCTATCTGTTGTTCTCGCTGCTCCTGGCATCAATCTTCCTGTTCTGATTTTTCTAATTCATCAAATTCTTCTATCGCTTGCTTGATAACTTCTTTGTAATTATCAGCATGTCCTTGCCAGGTTTTCATAGATGAAATTATTGTTGATTTATTAATAATTATGTCGCTATTAGATTTCCCAGTCACTGAAAACGGAATGAAATTATAACCGCCTTCTGGGTTACCATCAGATGGTGGATTAGGAATAATATGCGCAGGACAATTTAGTGTAATTGTGTTTTCATCTTCTGATACAAACACACCTAAGGTCTCTGGCATACTAGGCATAACTACTGTGACTACATCGCCTTCTTTATATTTCTTTTCTACAAGCATTATATACTCCTGTTTTATACTGTATTTATTTCTTTATTATATACTAAGTTATTTTTTATCTCTGAATTTTAGAGTTTCTAGTATAAAATCTTGTGAATGACGCTCTATTACATTTAAATCATCTTTAACGTCTTCATACTTTTCAAGTTTACCACTGCGTCTATTTAATACATATCCGTCAACAACACATATCAAATATATGTCGCCATGTAGCAAATCATGTACTAATAATAATTCTGGATTTTTATTTGAATGTGAATGATGTACTGTATAAAAACAACCTAAACCATTACCGCTATTTGTGTAAAACTCTTCGTTAATATATTCCCAAACATCAGGCCAAGTTTTTGGATTATCATAGTCAAATCCTTGAGCATGATAATCCAATTGTTTCCACCAGTCTATGACTTCTTGTAAGTTTTTTTCTGTAAAGTTATTTTTAACTTTCAGACGTAATTGACGCCACTCATAAAGTAGCGTAGATTTGTCTTTCATTTACATTGACCATCTTTTTACTGTGTAACTAATTTCTGTAGTCCATCCTGAATCTTGTGTAAAATATATTTGTAAGTCATTGCCTAATTCTGCTACAGAATCAAGATTTACTTGTTGCGTTTCAGATAAGAATGTTGTCACATCCCAATTTGGATCTGAGTTTTCACAAATAACATCATCTCCAACTTGTATTGTTCTGACATTATCAATTGAATTCATAACTGTTTCTAAGTAGTTATCAATTCTAAACTTTTCATCATTTCTAATACGAACAACATCTTGTCTTTTCACATCAAACTGTATATTAGAAAATTCTGTTTCTGGATACATTGCAGCAAACCCATCATTATTAAAGTCTTGCCAGAATTCAGTATGGTCATCTGTTAGTTTGGCTTGTGAAATACCATGTGGCCATCCGTTAATAACTTTAAGTTGTCCAGTACGTAAGAACTGTCTACTTGGACTTTTTTGTATTAGCGAATAATCAACAAAGAATGTTGTGTTTACATCATAAAGATATCTTAAGAATATACCAGTTTCTTCACTGTATACCTTTTTAAATAAACTAGAACGTCTACCAGTATGATGTGATAATGCTGATAGATGCTGGTCTGCGAATAACTGATTATATGAGTTTTCTGTGATTACTTCGACATTTCTGCGAGAACGAGCATAATATGGTGCTTCAAACTCAGGAACATCAACGTGTTCTACAAATACAGTATCTGCAAAATCAACTTGTTCTGGTGATCCTACACGTTCTTTTGTATAATATAATGATCTGTGTAGATTGTTATATTCATAATCTGTAAAACTTAGATGACCTTCCCAGTCTCTTTCTCTGATTGTGATTGTCGCCGTCCCGCCTTCTACATCTGGTTTACCATACATTAACTGTTGTGGTAGCATATCTTGTAGAGCAATTTTTTCAGTTAAAAATATAGGAATAAATGTATCATTATATCTGAAATACTGATTTACTTCTTCAATAGACATACCATCTACACTTTGTCCTTCCGGTATAGAAGCAAGTCTCGGTTCAAGTGAATCAAACTCTGAGATTATAAGTTTTAAACTTTGTTGTAAGTCTCTACTATAGTCTACATAATAGTCACCGACTACTAACGGATCACCATTACTTCTTTGATCTGGCTTCTCAATAGGTGTTGGTATTAAATCTTGTGTGTCTATATCAGTTGTATGGAATTGGAAGTCTTCTAAGTTATAAAAATATTTTACTATGACTTCATCTCTACCATTAATCAGTGTTTCGTCTGCTAAGTAAATATCACCATGTACTAACGGTTCGCCGCTATAACCATACATACCAACATCAAAATACCAGAATATTAAATTTGGACTTGTTGCTGGATCAATAATAGAAGCATGGTCATAGACAAATGTTACTTCATCTTCTGTACCTTTGAATTTTGTAATCGTTACTTCCCATCTACCGTTTGAATCGAATTCAAATGCATCAACTAAGTTGTCTGCTAGATGGTGCGTTGTACTATTGTTAACGATAGTCGCTTCGCCGGTTGCGTTATGCTCTTTACCAAGTAAACTCCAACCCCAATTTTTCTTTTTCCAATAACGAACTGCGCCGTCACCAATAACAACTGAAACATCGCCTACGATTCCTTCAGCATCTAATGGTTTAACCATATCTCCTGTATAGTCAACATCAGCATTGACTGGCTCGGTAGAACCTGCATCATGTACATTGTCTACTACATGGTGTACCCATTCCGTTCCGTCCCATTCAAACAATCCCCATTCAGATTTATTCATATTATAAAAGTCACGTTGCGGTGCGATGTCTTGCGCAAAAATAGGAGTATTATGGCGTAAATATACAGTTACATCTGTTATGTCTCTGATAGGGTCATATGATGTTGAAACAACAGAACCTTGTGTGTAATCTTCAACGTCAACTACTTCTAAAACTTCACCGTCGCCATTTAATGGACCAACGCCAGTAGCAGTAAACTTCACATTGACTTTGTTTTCTTCAGCACCTAGTAATGTGTAATCAGTATTACCCACTACTTTAATTACATAAGTTTTGCCTTTATCTATTTCAGATGATTTAACTCTGTCATCAGCATAGATAAACTGTTTTAAATAAACAATCTCACCAGGTGTAAATTCGACTTCACCATCCCACTCTACATTCTGTAGATAAAAATGCATAGCATTTATCATAACATCTACATCGGGGACACCTCTTATAACTAAGTCTTCGTCAACCTTTAAACCTAGATGCTGATATGGGTTATCAGAACTATCTAACCATGTTTGAATAATAGCATGTGCGTTGGCAAATACATCGAATTGTACTTCATCAATAGACTCATCAATACCAACAAATAATTGATTGGTATCAGTGGTGAAACCCATTTCACCTGTATCTAATGTGTTCACACCAATGTGTTCACGTAACCCACGTCTTAATAGAATTTTTACGTTTGTTGTCGCCATCATGTAACTCCTAATTACATGTATTTATCAAAATATGCTTGAACCTTCTCCGCCCATTCTAACGAATATTTTTCAAACTCTTCTCCTTCAACGACAAACTCCTGATAATTTCCTAGATTATCTGCTTCTGCATCCCAACCAATCATCATAATGACAATCGTTTTAATATCAGTTCCATATAATTCATTATGTGCTGCTGCGTATGCCGCACCCTGTAGAAAGTAATCATCGATCCATTCACGTTTCTTTGGCTTGCGTGTAGTCTTAAAGTCAATGATAGCAGGCTTACCTTTATATACACCAACACAGTCTGTTGTACCAGCATACAGTCCAGGATAGTATAGCGGAACTTCTGTTCCCCAAACTTCATCAACACTAGACAATCCTTCTCTAATAACAATGTCAGATAGTTCTTTTGCCATCTGATGAATTAGATTATTTCCGTCTGGACGACTTTCTTCAAGTATGAATTTTTCTAAATGTAAGTGAACTTGTGTACCAATACCAGTAGCAAGTCTCATAATTCGATCCGCTTCTTCATCACCAACACGCTTTCGCCATTCGTGTAGTGCTGTCTTATCTTTTAACGCACTTAAAACAGTTGTAACGCTTGGTAATGGTTTGCCCCCTGGCGTTTGATAGTGACGGGAACCGTTCACGTTCACTCGCTCCAGGGGGCTATATGTATAAGTTTCTTTTAGCATACACATAGTATACTATATTTTAAAATGAATTACAAGTGTTTTGTTAATTCTTCAATCATTTTTGCTTTTGTATGTCTGCGGTCTAGTTGAACACCTAGATTTTCTTCTGCCCATAGATCAATTTCTTTTTTAGTCATAGACATAAAATCCGGTGGATCAGGTGCAAACTGTACAGTAGCTACATGCATATCTTTTGTATCTACTACTATGGGATCCACAGAAGTAGTAACAACCAATTCTTCAGTTGCTTGAACTTTTGCTTCAGTTAGTTTCTCTATTTCAGCAGTTGCTTGTTCTAGCTTTTCTTTTACTAAACGATCATGTTCTTCTTTTTCACGTTGTACTTTAGCAAGATATTTTCTACTTTCTTTTATTTCCAATATCTCTCTGCGTTTTGCTGCTACTTCTGGAGGTAGAGCATTAAGTGGATCAGATTTTGCTGCTGCTGCTTTTTCGATAAATTTTGTCATTTCTTTTTTAGAAATAACTTCAATATCTTTATTTCCTTTAATAATAAGTGGCATGATTATATCCTCTTCTGTGTTGCTTTTTTAGCAAGTCTTTTAACTGCTTCACGTGATGTATCATCATTGCTAGAGGTTGGGGCTCCTTCTAGTTCGATGCTATCAATTGTAACATTCTGTACATATTTGCTACTACCTAATAAATCAACTAAACTTTCAGGTGTAACAGAATGTCCCAAATCTTCTAATTCACGTACCATAATATCAGTACCAATACTAGGAATACCATTGGCTTTTAAGCGAACCAAATACACATTGATATCATTCATAAGTTGCGATTTATAATTTTCGCTTAAAAGTGTAGATATTTTCATTATCTTTTTGCTCTTCCTAGTGGTTCATCTTCTGGACCAGACATTGATTCATCACCGCCCATAATATCAGATTCTATATCTGATTCCATGTCATCGGCCATATCGCCGCCTAATTCTGCATCTGTGGCTGCCATATCTGAAGCAGGAGCTTCTCCTGACAGTACTAGCACTGCGTCATTTACTGCATCTTTTGCTGAACGTGCGTTATCTAGTAGACCTGCTACTGCGCCATCTACTGATGACTTAAATGATGCTGCTACTTCAGGACCATGTGAATATGACATTTCATCTGTAAGTGGTCCTAATTGATCGTTTTGAATTTTACCTAGCTTTTCAATCATATCTTGTAGTTCGTCTACGATACCACGTGCAGCCATTGTAATTTCTGCTTCTGCCGCATCACCTTCTAGTAGTGCGTTCAGTTGGGCTAGTAGACCTTCTTCTAGCTTTTCTTTTTTCATTTTGTATTCCTTTGGTGCTTCATATGAGTTATCATACTTTGTTGTGTTAGTATCGAACTTTGGTGTTTCCGATTCTGTATATAGTGGATTAGTATCATGTGTATACGGATCAGCAGGTTTGCGTGATGTATTTTTGATAATCTTTCCTTTTTCTATATTAGAAATTTGTGCTTTATCACCAGTCAAACGCTTTGCAGTTGCTTGATCCAATCCTGCCAAAAACTTGTTGATTTTGATTTGGTTGTTAGACGCTTTGACTTTCGCCCACTCAGCATCAACATCTTCTGTTGTGTATCTCTTAGGATCCAGTTTATATCTACCTTTATCGCCTGGATTTGTTCCAGGAGTTGTGTATCTCTTAGGATCCAGTTTATCTCTACCTTTATCACGTGATTTTGTTAAATCAGGACCTGGACCTTTTTTTAAGTACTTGCGGGTATATGCGTCAGTTGCTTTCCCAATAGGATCATTTGTTTTTTCATTTGTTTTTTCTGCTTTTGCTGCATGTACTGCTTTACGCTGTGCGTCACTTTTGTACTTGCCTTCATCAGTCTTTTGCTTTTTCTTTAAATCATTCTTGCCTTTTCCATCTTCTGCATAGTCTGGAATGCCATTCTTATTTGCGTCTGGCTTCTTCTTTTCTGCTAGATGTGCTTTTAATAGAACACGAACTGTTTCAAGCATTAGCATATTTTCAATATATGCACGGTCTTGATAATCAGAACGCATTGATTTTTTCTTTTCTTCTAACGCTACTTTTGCTTCACGCAGAGATTGTAAATCGCTTTCGATTTCATAACCAAAGTTTGATTTCATATACTCATTTAGTCGAGTAGAAATCACAACTGGGTTAGTATTATAAAAAATTGTTTTTCTCATGGTATTTGCCCCAATACATAAAGTTATATTATGTATTTATCATTTAAGTTTACTTTTGGAATTTACTTTACAGACTCATATATAGATTTTATTTTAGTCTTTATACTAGCTGCTTCAGATTTTGAACGTGAAAATCTTGCTTCTAAAATATCCATTTTTGTAAAATCATTATTCTTTTTAGCTTTCTTCCAAGAGCCTTTATGCTGTAAAGCATCAAAGTACGATTGTTCAAATAGAGCATTTGTTGCCATAACTTTTGTTATTTCTGGCGAGTTGATTTTCTTTCCTTCGTTGAGATATTTTGTGATAACGAATGCACTTTCATATAGGCATAAGCCTTCAAATAAAGTATCGTTTGTACGGCTATCTCTAATGTCATAATACCCATCGTCAGTTTTCTCCACAGAAAATAATCCTACTTTCACGCCGTTTGGAGTCTTAACTGACTCATTTATTGTTGTAGCAACTTTTTTAGAAACATTTGTCGATGCCGAATTAAACGCACTTAAAATGTTTTCCATTGCTTTAATATCTGCTTCTTTCACACCTGGTGAAGTATCAATAATACCAGCATCCTCTCTCGCTTGTCTTTCAGTAGCCGCTTGTTGCTGAACACCGCTCTTGTCTCCGTTAAGTGCTTTCATTATGTTCGCCATAGCGTCTACATCTTTTCTGCTAGGTGCTGTCATTTCTTCCTCCGTTAGTTTACACGATAGCCACGTATAGTTGGTACTAGAACACCCTTGTGAACTAGACCATCAACTATCACACATTCACGTTCTGATAGTTGTGTTTCATTTACATATTCGTTTTCTGAAAAGAATTTAGTAATTAAATCATTCTCTTCTTCAGTGACCATAACATATATGCCACCTAAAACTTCTGTAAGTCTCATTCAAACTCCTTATTGTTTGTTTAGCTTATTTAACAAACTTCTAAACTGTGGTGCTGTCTTAGGATCACTTGCTAATGCTCCTACAGACGATGCTTGCTGTGCCATCGCTTTTCGTTGTATAGGTGTTAGTGGCTGTCCGGCACTTGCTTTATCTAATGCCGATGCTGCCTGGTTTGGAGTAACATCACCTATATTTTTTTTACCTAATTTTGCCATACCTTGAACTGTTTGCGCTCTTGTTTTAGCATCTGGCATTTGCTGTGCTTGTGCCGCTTGTTGTCTACCCTTCATCTCACTCGGAGATAAAGTTCCACCAGTAGAGTACTGTTCGCCAATACCAAGACCAAGAATTTCTTGTGCTTCTGATTTGTTTTGATCACGTAATGCTCTCATTAGGTCTACATATTCTTTAAATCCAAGAGATTTCATTCTTTTACGCACATCATCATCTGAAGCACCAACTAAATCAGCAATTCCTGTTAGTCTTGTGTTATATGTTTCTGTAAACATACTCTTTTGTATATCTTCTTTTAAGCCCATCTTCTTCTCGCTTATTTGTTCAGCATCTTTAGACGCTTACTTGCTGGGTTCATACGTTTTGTCATCTTTGCTTTTCTAGCCATTCTTGAT